ACTGTCCCATCACTGTTCAAGACAACAGGCTTACCGGACGAGGTGACGTTGCCGCTTGCCGTGAAACTTACTTGCTTACCTGCACCCGCAGGAAACAGATCGCTTAAATTTGTCATCCTGTATAGTCCTTGATGTTAATCTGATTTGTCTTTATTGCTTTACCAATGAGTTGTGCAGGGCTTGTGCTTGTCGTAGATATTGTCCCGTCCGTTTGAACGTAATAATCGCTACCTATCGTCAGACTTGACTGCGCTTCGTTGCGAGATCCCCAAGTGTTTATCGTGCCTGTCGCTGTGTCGCTTATTGCACCAGAGGCAATGCCTAAGAGGTTGGTTGAGGTGAGGTTTGTTGAAGTGCTAGGAGGGGTGTAAACTAACGCTTTGCTTCCTGATGAATCGTAGGCCGATACTACTTTGTTATTAACACTATCAAAAGTTGGCATCTGAGGGTTGTTATATGTTGCAGTAAGCTGAAAAGGAGAAGTAAAAGAAACACTTGTCCCACTAATAGTTGCATTAACTGCGTTTGAGTAACTACTTGCTCCATTATTATAAATAATTACTACTTTTTGAGTATTTGAGTCATAAACACTTGTTTTTCCGAAGCCATTTCCAGCATCAAAAACTGCCGCTGTTCCAAAAGAGATTGAAGTTCCCGAAACAGTTCCAACAATAGCACTGCCGTAATTTGAATTAGACGCATCTTCAAAGCTAATTAAAGTTTTATTCGCATTAGCATCGTAAGAAGTCCACATATCAGCAGCAAGGGCTGAACTATATGTTACAGGTGTCCCATAACTCACAGAAGTTCCACTGACAGTACCCACCACAGCCTGTTCATTACTACTAGACCCATTACCAAAAGCAATAACTACTTTATTCGCGCTAGAATCAAATGCCGCTCTTGTAGGGTAGGTAGTATTTGCGTGGAAAGTGACTGCGCTGCCAAACGAAATTGAAGTCCCTGAAACTGTTCCTACAACACCTTGTCCGTAGTTGCTAGAACCCTGATTGGTGAAACTGATAAAAACTTTGTCGTTGCTAGTGTCGTAGACCGCAGAGTTATAGTTATTGCTAGAACTAGAGAACACAGCAGCACTTCCAAACGAAATAGAAGTACCAGAAACAGTTCCTACAATCGCGGTTCCATAACCACTGTTGCTGTTATCCCGAAAAGCTATAACCACTTTGCCCGAATCAGGATCAAACACGATACTCAAATCACCTACAGTTCCGCTTCCCGCAAAAGTTACCTGAGTTCCAAAACTTATCGAACTACCACTCACTGTACCAACAATAGCTTTTCCATATCCCGAATCGTTATTATCCCCATAAGCAATCACCACTTTACTATTTGTCGTGTCATAGCAACAAGCCACACCACCTAGAGTTACGCCTCCACCAAATGCGACAGGCGTTCCTACTGCTTCAGTAACACTCGATGCCGCAACAGCCGCAGCCTTCCCCGCCGCCGTAAGAATAACGGGCGCACCCGCGCTGATATTACCGTCAGCTACAAACTCTGTATTGTTTTGTCCTCCCCCTTGAGGAAGAAGATCAGATAAATTAGCCATTTATACACTCCAGCCGATAGTCCCGTTTATATAGGTCATAGTTATCTGAGCAAAGTCTTTGTCAAACGTTAAATCAGTGCCACTTGACGCTATATTGCTACCGTTTCTGGCAACTGTAAAACTACTCGAAGAGGCGGTATAACCTGCTTTAATAGTTATTGCATCTCCTGCCGAAGGGCCAGCAGGTAACGTAATCGTAATACCTCCAGTAGTTACAACTATGAAATCTCTATTAACCGCTGAATAGCCTGTACCTTTTAACAAAGGAACAACTGCACCGCTACCACCATTAGCAAACGGTAGTACACCTGATACAGCAGCCGTTAAGCTAACCCCTGAAAGTGTGCCGCCTAACGTTAAGTTTCCTGTACTAGTTACTGTACCTGTAAGAGTCAGTCCGTTAACGGTTCCAGTTCCAGCTACCGAGGTAACTCCATCGGCTGCAACATTAGCATTAGCATCTACAACAGCGGCTCCTGATCCAGCCCCATCTAGATAAAGAACCTTAGTTTGCCCTGTAGGTATATTTACAGTAGCTCCTGACCCCTGCTTTATAGTTATGGTCTGACTACCTGTTGTAGCATTCTCTATCCACATAACCCGTGAAACAGTATTTGGCGCTATCGTAAGCTCCCTAGTAGTGGAAAGAGTTGCTGTAGAAGTGACTTTAAAATAAAGCGCACGAGCAGGGTCAGCAGAACCATCCGCTACGGTGGTCGTTTGATTACCATCTGAACCAAAACAATCTTGAGTGTTATATCCAAGAGAATCAGCAATAAGTTCTAAATTAGTATTAGTACTAGTACCCCAAGTACCGTCCTCATCGCCTGTAGTAATTTCTTTAAGTCTTAAATTATTTACATAAGTAGCCATAATATATTCCTATGCTGCTTTGTTTATATCTACCCAAGTAGGTGTTTGAGAATCATCTATCGTAGTCCAACCACCTCTACTTATTGTTCCTACCGCGCCCGTACCACTTACACCTGTAGCTACTACAGAGCCACCAAATGCGATAATAACAGGCTCAACTCCACCTGTCCCCGCCACTCCAGTTATCGCAGGTACCACTAAATCAGTAGGTGCTCCAACAGCACTTGTGCCAACTACCCCTGTAACAGATACGATTCTATCGTAAGCTGGAGTGGCCGTGCCGACAGCACCTGTACCACTTACACCTGTAGGTACAAGTAAGTCTCCCACTACAAGTGCAACCGCACCTATAGCACCCGTACCACTTACACCTGTAGGAGTTACGGAATCTACTACGCTTATTGAAGTAGTTCCTACTGCACCCGTACCACTTACTCCCGTTGGTACTTGCACACCACTGTATGCAGTAGTTACGGTTCCTATGCTACCTGTTCCTTCAACGCCTGTAGGTCTAACCAATCCAGTGCGATTTATAACAACACTACCTACCGCACTAGCTCCCTGTACTCCAGTAGGTATTACAGACCCTCCTATGGAGAATCCTACAGTGCCTATTGCTCCTGTAGCTGATATGGAAATATTGACATTATTTCCCCACGAGCCTTGGCCCCATGTACCTGCACCCCATGTAGCTCCAAGACTTACAACTTTATCAGCCATTCAAGACCTCTAAGCGATGCGTATAATCGCAGTAGCAGCCGCAGCAGCAGGAAACTGAATTTGAAAGTCCCCTGAACTTACTGTTTGGTCACCGCCAAAGCTCAACACCGCACACGCTGAATTACTGTTGTTAGTGTTGTATATGACAGCGCCGCACGTTGTAAAAGAAGCACTTGACCAAGTAGTATCGGAAAAATCACAAATAGCCGTAGTGCTGTCTGCCACCGGAGTCACGTTAGTAAGAGTGTTACCACCTGCACTGTAACCTGAACCGCTTGTCTCATCACTGTTTCCAGTTACGGTGGAATAGTTTGTAGTTGCAGCTCCGTAAGTTCCTGAACCCGCTGCTTGCGATTTTAACAACGCAATCTTCAAAGTATCCGCACCGTTTGATAAATCGTGAAGCCCTTTAAGCAATTCAACTTTAAAAGTCGTGGGCATCGCTGTTGATATCGTTATTGCCATGTTATATCTCCAATAATTTTACAAGTTCCGAATGCCCAGCATCACGGAATTGGTTTGCCAAAGTTGTGCGGTCTGACCGAATAGCCTGTTTCATATACTCAATCAGTACCCCACGGATTTGATTTTTAAACGCTTCTGCCTGTTCCATAATTAAAGGATGGCTATTGCCACCCACATAAATTATTTTATCTAACGCCTGTTCAGCTAACTCTTCGGGAGTAAACCCTCGTTTAGATATAGTAGTAACCTTTACGTTACCTATTTCTACAACGCTTTCAGAACTTATCATCAAGCTGTCTCCACTTTAACTTGCCCACCTCGGTACGTGTCCTCACGTAACTTACCATCACCCAGATTTTTAAGTAATGCTAACGACTGTGCATACATGTTATCGTAAAGAGCCACCATATCTGGTTCTCCTTTTTGGAATCTAATTGCTTCTACCAAAGTACCGTTTAACAATGCTGAATCAAACTCTGTGCCTAGCCATGTAGTATTAGCGGTTACTATGGATTCTGGATAATAAGCAAAGTGTATTTCTGCATCAAAATTAGCGTTAGGAGTTGGTCCTACTATAAAACTAGTTTCATCAAAAATAGCGTAATGCACAGGCACTCCTGTTGTAGCAGGATTAGGGTAGGCTTCGCGCATAAAGTTTACATCTTTATCCAACAAAAAAATGTAATCACTACCGCTTATTATGGCTAAAGAGTAAGCATACAAAAAACCAGAAGGAACTGTTAAATACTTATTATTACTAGTTAACGAACCTGTTTGATTCTTCCGTAACGCAGGTAAAGAAACAGTAGTATATATTTTTTGCTCTGCCTGTTTAGTAAACATAGCAAGCTGGTCATCCGTGAACGTTTGCTCACAAATGTCATTAACATTGGCTTTAAGCTCTGTATAGTTCACTACGCCATTGGCCCTCTTGCTTTAGTACCCTTAGTAGCCGCACCATTACCACGAGTTTCTATGCCGCTTGTCTTCATGTTAATAGGCTGATTAACTTGTGTACCGGGATTATAAACTGTAGGTTCGTTTGGAAACTCTATAACTTTAGGTGCTTTTTTACTTTCTTTTTTCATTCTAAATACCTCTTACGGTGTGTTAGCTTGACCACCCATTCCAGTATGAGCAGAACAATAATAGTATAAAGTAGGTGCTGGATCAGGCACTGTTATTTGTGTGTATGCTCCTGCGTTACCGGGAACTCCACTGGTAGTAACTCCGGTAGTGTATTCCGACCCTCCATTCCATGTACCATTAGGCGTAGTAGAAAACCGTAACGGGTGCGTTCCGTTTGTACTATCTGCCTGATCAAACTTGTAAGTTAGTCCTTCTGTTAGTTCTATTGTAGGACTCACCACGCCTCCTAAGTAAAATTTATTACCCGTTCCATACGAGTTTGTACCTGTTGCAACTGTTACTATAAAAGTATTAGTCACTATTCCTGATATAGTTACAACTCCAACTTTACCAAACCCGACAACTATAGAGGGGTCAATTGGTTCTATATGTGCTCTGCTCGCAGCTAACTCTGCAAAGTCAGGTCTAGGGTTTCTTAAAGCTTGCGGATCATCTACCGGAAACTCCCCTAATTTATTTTGCGGTTGGTCTGGATTCCAACATTCAGGACAGGCTTTTACTTGTGTTGTTACACCTCTAACAACTAAACTTCTCAACTGCCCTAGTCTGTACTGAAAACCACACACATCACAAATAGCTAATGCGTTGTGACCCGCTGCAAATCTTTGCCCCATTGTTTAATTTGTCCCAAATAAACGTGGTATTAAACTAATAGTAGCTTTTTCTCTATCCTCTCCTGCGGCTAATTCAAATGCTTCTTCATAAGCTGCTTTTAATATAGGGAGACGTGTAACTAACTCTGGGTCTTTCATTGCTACATAATAAGCCAACCCTGCTACTAAACAAGGTAAAAACCTAAAACTAACATCGGGAGTTTGTATACCCGCCCCTGCATCCTGTATACGCCGCATCCTGTAATACTTTAGTATATACGTAGGAGAATCGGCAGTGCCTTGGTCAGGAACAGGCCATAATGTAGCTGTAGGATTGTCCCGCGCCCTATCTACGTAGATTTGTATAGGACGACCTTGACTTAGTTTATTGGGTACAGTTGCGTATGTAGCTACACTAATACGGGATAAAGTAAGATCAGATTGCGTGCTAACATTTCCAGAACCCGTTCTAATAACTTGTTCTAATAAATCAATAGTATCAGCGGGTAAATCATACGTAGCTGTCCCTTCTACTAAGTTTATAGTTCCAGAATCTATAGTCCACATATTGATCCCACGGTTTTGCCACTCAATAGTAAGCAAATTCATAGACCGCCTTGCAGTGCGTAGATCGTAGCCAGAACGCATTTCACGCCCAGCCCGTTCCCACGCTTCTTCAGCGATTTCAGTGAAATCCATGTTAAACGCAGTAGTACCGGAAGTAGCCATAAGTTATCTCTTTCTTTTAACTGGGCCTTTCTTTTTAGCGCCCGCTTTACCGCCACCTTTCATACCCATGACTTTCTTACCTGCCATACCACCACCACGCATTTTCTTAGTGGTCATACCACCACCGCGCATTTTTTTAGTAGCCATACCACCACCGCGCATTTTACGTTTTTTAACTGGGCCTTTCTTCTTTGATCCGCGCATTTTGTAGTCTCCTATAAAATTTAGTGCGTAGTTTGTACATTGCTTCTGTGTCATATTCTTGGAAACTTCTATCGTAGTACCCAAGAGGTCTTAACTTCTCGGCAGCTTTCTCTAGCTTAGATAGTCGCTGCACAAATAACAAAGCATATTCAGTATCTGTTTCTGGTTCAAACGCTTCACTATCTAATAATTCTTGCTCTCCATCATCAGGATGAAAGCCCATTACCCACATATCTCTATCTCTAAAAACATTGTCTGCAATGGCTTTGTTTACGTTATCTACAAACTGATGAAATTCGTCATTGTCCCTTATAAATTCTGTATCAACTATAATTATTAAGTCCTTTAAATCACTCCAGTTATGAAGTGCCATGTATAATTGCTTGTAATCTTCTTTCTCAAATTTAAAAACTATGTTTACTTTATGCTCTTGCCACGCTGCTTTTGCATAAGGGCAAGCTGGTAAATCGTTAAACTCTGGATTACTTGGTTCTAGTACCTGTTCAGACCAATCTTTTATTTCCTTGATTATTCCTGTTCGTTCGTCCCAAGTAATCATTTCTTTTTCTTAGCAGGTTTCTTCCGTCTAGCCGCTTGCACTCTTCTTGGCTTACCTGCTGGTTGTCCTAACCTTTTTTTCTGTGCAACTCTTTTTCTTTTCTCTGAAGTAGTCATTTCAGAAGAAGTCTTAGGTGTTTTACTTGACACCCTTTTTGTCGGTCTACAGTAAGGAGTACCCCTTTTCTCTCCTTTCTGCCGTCCACAAGCCTTGCCCGTTCGCACATCTTTCCAATCTTCCTTGAACCAACGTTTTAACGCAGCTCCTTTTTTGGTTTTACGAACAGCCACTAAGACTTATTTCCCCAGTTTTTAGCGCCTACTTTACGACACTTGGCAATAGCTCCAGATGCGTAAGCAGATGGAAATACTTTATACCGAGCCTTTACCTTATGGTAACAAGCGTCTTTAGTAGAACCACCTTTTTTAAAAGTAATAGGCTTTATCCTACCCATTCCTCTTGATTTCATCATAACGACTAACCCATCTTAACCATTTTAGCAGGGCGTACTCCGCGTGAAGCAATGCCGCACCCGCGTACTTTTCCACCGTTTTTCATTCCGATTCTCATGTCACGCAAGGTTTGTGCTTCTTCATCCCTGACACGTTTCAGCTCTTGCTTTTTGTCCATTCTTTCTTTTGCGTCTCTTGGACGACGCCTTTTAACACGTTCCGTTTGTTCTACTTCTTCTTCAATTGCTTCCATCCGTTTACTAGTCACTGTCTTACCCCTTGAAAAGGTTTTACCTTTATCAGCTTTTTCGTATTCACGTCCTACACTTTGTGGGACACCCACTTCTTTTGCAAAATCAGGGTTGTTTGCTACTGCTTTCATAAACCTGTGTTGCTTTTTGGATTTACTAGGCATTAACGATTTTTAAAGTACATAGTGATTTCAAAACCTAGGCGAACATTTTCATACGTTGGTTTAGTCCACATAATAACCTCCTATCATTTTTAACACTTCCACCGTTTTCTGGCTTGACGCAGCCTAGAATTAGGGTTCTTAGCTGCTTTTGGAAACTTTTTCATCTGACCAGCAGAACGCGCACAGAATGACTTACGCCGCTTTGCATCTTTACTGCCTTTCTTCACTTTACCAGTAACAGCTGTCTTGAGTTTAGAGCCGGGATTGTCCCTACGGTACTTAGCCACACCCTTCTTGGTCATACCTGCGCCAGATTTAGTAGGACGCTTATGACCACCTTTAATGGTGTGGCCTTTCATAGTTCCCTTTTTACCCGCTTGTTTAGCCACAAAACACCGTTACATTAGTAATGTTGCTTAAAGTGAGTATTGTAAAGTCACTACTACTGTTACTGCGCTGAGTAAGAATACCCTCGTCAGGTATAGTTACACTGTCAGCAAACGAAGAAGAGGACGCAGGAGTATCAACTTGTAAAAGAAGAGTTCCACTGACGCTGTTAAGATTAAACTTTAACGACCCCGCAGAACCTGCACCTACGTAATAAACACTCTTAATCCTAGTGCGACCAAACGCTAACGAACCTGTAGTCCCGATGCTTACGTTACCCGCAGAAGCACCACTAGCTACTACACTAGTTACCACCGTATAGAAATTAGAAGAAGAAGCAGTGCCAGCACTAGCTCCTGTTACTACTTCAGTAGTAGCCTCACCAGTAAGACTACCCACTTTAATTCCTGTTATGGTAAATGTAATACCAGTATCGTTACCCGCAGAAGTAAACAACAGTTTATAACCAGTACCACTAGGACTAACATCATTAGTAAGTAACGTGACAGCTCCAGCACCACTAATACCTGCCGCTGCTTTTAACAACGTGGCACTAGTGGAGGGAGTTATGGCGAAAATATCACCTTTGGACATAACTTACTCCTTAATTTCACCCCGCAATACAGCGGCTTTATACTCAGCAG